TTGTTTAAGTTGGCTTTCAGTTTGTATCTTCTGCATCTTAATCTTTAACTCTTCCGCTTTAAGCTGTGCTTCCATTTGCTTAGCCTGCTCTTCAGGACTAGGTCCTTGTTGTTGAGGTATAGGCTGGTCTCCTGGGTCTGTAATGAAGTCATTAACATTCTTCATACCCATAGACTTTATCTGCTCAGCTACTAGATTATAAACATTCTTAGGTTTAATCATCATACCTGCTGCAGGGTGTTGTGCAATCATTTGCATTGTTTGAGCTAGTTGTCCTAAATGCATTAGGTTCATATCCTTATTACCAAAACCTAAACCTACCTGTGCAGTACAGTCTAGTTTCTCTTTCCATTCAGCAGGATATAGTGTAACCCATTCGTTATTTAATCTAACTAATTTCTCAGGACTTTCAAACTTCTGTACCAGTTGGTAGACATTGTTGGCTAAGTCTTTCATTCCTGTTTCAGCAAATACTCTAGCTATTAACTCAATCTTTTGTTGAGCTGCGGTCATTACTTGTGCAACACCTGTTGCTGTTTGGTGAGACTTTAAAGCCCCATCATTTAAACCCATAGAGTTCTTATTTACACCAGTTCTTTCTTCTCTAATACTATCTAAGTACCCTAGCATATTGAAAGAGTTTTGGTCTAGTTGTGGTGTTGCTAAAGGACTAACAGCACCTGGAGTTCGTACACGTACAATTCCTCCTGGTCTGCTTGTCATTAGGTCATCTAAGTTAGCTTGACCCTCGACTACTTCATATCGCCCATTATTTGTTAGATACATATTATCTAGCAAGTTACGCATTAAGGTAGTCTTAATTAGTTGAAGGTCGGAGATTAAGTCATAAATACTCAGACCGTAAAATTTATGAGGCATAGGTATAGGTGTAAGGGAGGAGAAGGGAACACTATCCACAGCCTCATTGTCTAACAGTTCGTCTCCAACCTTCGTTATTTTTCTTAATTCGTCAATGCCATCATTATCAAAGTCTACTCTGACGTAGCACTCAGTTACCCAAATACCATCATCAATGTCTCCTGTAGGATAAGAACTATCTTGGTCATAATCAAACCTTGCTAATCTCTCAGACTTCCATTCAGCTTCCTCAGCAGAGAATGCTCTTTCTATTTTAGTCTTTGAATAGCCTTGGCTTATTAATTCTGACTTAGTCTTCTTAACTCTATGTCCTACAAAACGAGCATCATTAATATCTTTAGCATATTTATTAATTAAAAATTCTTCTGGTGGTACAGGTTCTATTCTTACCTGTCCACTCTCGTTTGTTCTTTTGATGACAATATCGTGTAGTACAGGCTGGACATCTTGCATCATCATGCCATCCTGCTCTATCTCTGTAGCACCGCCAGTAGCAGTATGCTCTATTATTTCTACATCATCATCTATTAAAAAGGAAGTAAACTCTTCCTCTGTTAAATTCTTATATTCTTCTCTACTGACCGATGTCGTATCATCCCAGTAGTGTTTGACTACACCATTCTTTTGTAGTAGTGCGTCCTTGAACCAAGAGTATATAATATTAAACCCAGGGTTCTGTCTCATTATTACATAATTAGTATAGCTTGTAGCTTGTTTAGCCATCTCCACATCTTCAGGACCTTGTGGTTCAAACTGAACTACCTTATCCCCACCTGTAAATATCTTCATTAGGCTAGGCATAATCCATTCTATTACATCAGCTACATCTCTTGTGACAATCTGGGAGCGACCTTCTTGTTCGTTACCATACTTCTTACCATAGTACCTATCTAAAGCATCAGTCCTTTGTTGGGTTAACTTACCATCACCATATCCTAGTGCACTTTGTATCTCATGCTCTACATGTTGTGATAGTTCACTCTTTGTCATTTTTGCCATAAGCTATTTAAACCTTCTTAAAGTTCGTAGACCTCTTTTATACATTTCTAGTTCATGTTCTTCATCATCAAGACCTGTTAAATTAAATACATTAAGTGGTTCATAAGCTACTTTATAATCTTGTTTATCTTGGTCTTTGTCTCGTTTTGTAAGACCAAGTAAGTCAAATAGTCCAAAACTTAAGCTCTTTGTATTTGCATTAGGATATACGTCAAATAAGTTAAAACTATCCCCAAATCTCTCCTTACCTTTCTGCTCATAAGCCTTTCTGTTTGCTCTTTCCTGAGCATCCATCTGTGCTTTCTTCTCTGAAGAAATGTAATCTTGCTTTTCTTTTATCCAGTCCTCATATCTACCTATTGCTGGTCTAACATGACCTGAAATTTCTTTATCCCTGTTATACTTGTTTCTATTCTGAGTTAATATTGGTGCATTTTGTTGTGCCCATTTCCATTTATCATCATAAGATGGTCTACCTGCTCCAAAAGGACCTGCTCCTCCTATTGTGCCTTTATGTTCTATCTGACCAGTTCCACTGTATTTGCGACTAACATACATATCATCGCTTGGCATAGAGACTTGTCTGGCAGCTTCCTGTAAATCAGCATCTGAAATGTATGGGTTATTTCCATACTGTCTTCTTAGCTTTTCAAGATAATGTTTATATACACTACTATTTTTATAGTCAAAACTGTACGTGTCACTTCCTAGATACATGTTGTTATTTCCTATGTAACCCCTCGTTAGAGGGGCTATGATTTTATCTAACTAACACCGCAAGGAGTAAAGCTACAGCAAGTAATATAGTAAACATACATACTACTTAATCTTTACTTTCTTTGCTTTACTTTCAGGCTGGTCTAGTTCCATATCTATTGTAAGAACTCCATCCTTGAACTTGGCGTTAAATACTTTAAGGTAATCAGCTAAAGCCCACTGTCTAGTGAATGCTCTCTGTGCTATACCTTTATAAACAAAACCACCTTCCTCTTCATCAGAGTTATTTCCAGAAATTTTTAGAGTGTTGTCTTTAACTTCCACATCTAAGTCAACTTTATTGAAACCAGCTAATGCCATCTCAAGTTGGTACTTGTTGCCTTCTGTCTTTTTTATATTATATGGTGGATATTTTGGTAATTCAAAACGTGTAAGGTCGCTGAGTTGTTCAAATACATCATCGAAGCCTACCGTTAAATTTTTAAATGGGTCAAACATTGTTAAGTCTTTCATACTTATTCTCCTTTTATTAAGCGAGGTTTAAAAATGAGGTCCTCTTAATTGAGCAACCTCGGTGTAATCCTATTTCTTTTTGTTAATAGGATATTTTGTTTCTTCTTTTGGAGTAGGTACTGTTTTAACTACTTCAAAAAGCTTAGCTACTTTAGCGTTGTTGCGTATGATTTGTTGTAGTGAATGCATTTTATACCTTCTTTTTGTTAATAGGATATTTTGTTTCTTCTTTAGGGGCAGGGACTGCTTTTATTATTTCCTTTAAGTCCTTAACATCCTTATGTAATTCTTCAATTTTGTTTACTAACCACTGTGGGTTTATGTTCATATGTTCTCCTATACTACCCAAGATAAATCTTGCTTAGGTAAATCCCTTGACCAGACACTTTCGTTCCCTGTAAATACTGGTTCTGTTACACATAGATACCTGAAAGCATCACTAGCATGTGAGGTCCAATCATGGACAGGCTTCTGGCTCCATATCTTCTTCTTATCATCATAACTACTTCTATACTGTAGTAATGCTTCTAAGCCCTTCTTGGTTTTTAACTCATCAAACCAACATTTATTTAATGTAGTTCTGACAGCATCAATACCATCCATAACCTTTAACTTTGGTGCAACCTGGAAGTCTATACCTAAACTAAAGGCTAAGTCCTTTCTACTTTTACCTGTAGAAAATTCCCTTACCACTATATCGTGTGGGGCAATATGTGCACCATACCTATACTCTTTGTGGTTTAATACATCTATGTAGTGTGGTAATCCTTCGCCACTACTCTCATAATAATCTATAATATTTATAGCTTTACCATCATACTGTGCAAACCATATGCTGGTGCTATCAGAGACCCCAAGGTCCCAAGCAGTTACTACTTGTTTAGATGGGTCGTAAGGAACCTTACCAACCCTATCCTCATCATACGCTGCTTCAATCTCCTTAGCATAATATGCACCTCTAAGTGCAGCAGACCAAGAACACTCATACTCTTGCTCAAACTCCGTATCCGCCATATCTTGCTTAGCAAGTTCCAACTCCTCATCATCTAATATCCCTGTTTCACTAGCTTTAAATAAAAATCTCTTCCAACCCTTTTTGTCATTAGCAGAATGATATAAGTCATAAAACTCATTCTTCCCCTTGGGTGTACCAATAAAGACTGCCCATCCTTTTCTATCTGATAGTGCTGGTCTTATAACCTCTGAGTACATCTTAGGGTTCATCTGGGCATACTCATCAAGAATAACTCCATCGAGGTAAATTCCCCTCAGAGTATCTGGATTATCTGCCCCATATAACTGTATCCTGGCACCCATAAAGTCAGCTCTTAATTCAGCCTCATTGAACTTTATATCAGGAAAATCTATTAATAATCTCTTTAATTCATCCCAAGCTACAGTCTTCGCCTGCTTAAATAAAGGAGCTAAGTAAGCATATCTAGGTGCTTTCTTACCAGTTTGTAAATCCTCTACTGCTGACTTAATCATTTGATTAATAGCAAATACAGTTTTACCAAATCTCCTATGGCAGACAACTACATTAAACCTAGCTAACTCTGTATGTAGTTGAGCTTGTAATTCTCTAGGCGTATAGGGTATTACTACGCCTTTACGTTTCTCCTCTCCCATTTAACTCCTTAATGTACCTTGTCGTCTTTCCTTCTATTTGCATCTGCTATGTCTTCTTCATCAGCAGACCAACTAATATCAAAGTTTCTGTCTTCATGTACAATATGTTGCTTAGGTGTCCATCCTGCCTGTGTCTTTAACCAGAATGTAGTCATTGCTGCACTCTCTCCAGACATTGCCATCTCGTATGCCACACCTGCCACCTTAGCAGTTCTTTGTTCTCTAGCAGTTTCTAATGTATGCTTGTAGTATTTATGCAGGGTGCCTATACTAACTCCCATTATCTTGGATATAGTATGTTGGTCCAGCCCAATAAGCACCATTTCTTCTACTTTCTTGTAATCATCATCAGTAGGAATGTACTTTGTAGTAGTTCTCCTGGACTTCTTTCCACCAGCAGCCATATGCTTAGCAGACAGTCCACCAGTAGGTCTGCCTTTCTTACGTTCAACCTTAACTACAACGTCACTAGGAGGCTTGCCAGTCTCGGCAGCAGCCTTAAGACGCACATCTTGTTCAATATCTTTAGGTAACTTTAGTTTAGACATAACTATATCTCATATAAATGTATAACATAGTGTATATTATACCAGAAAACTACTAAGAAAAAAAACTTATTTAGAATAAACTAACAAACTATACTACAAATAAAGAGAATAAAGACAGTATGGTCTGGTATATAACGTAGTATACTACTATAGTTCCTACTTTATCTCTTTCTTGTTAGTTAGTTGCAGGTTTGTTTGTCGTAACTTGTTTCGTACTTTGATAACTAAGGTATATTATACCATAAAATATATACAAATAAAAACTTATTTAGAAAATATATTGAAATATATGCTATAAGCCCGACCCTGCTGCCATTGTTAGTTAACATTGGAAATGAAAAATAGTAAATTTTACATGGAGGTGGGTTC